CCATTGATTTAGATATACAGCCGGGTTTAAAACAGTCTGTAGATAGTAAGAATGAAGCTTTGCGTAAGGTTGTTGGTGGTATTAAGTCGGATTTAACCAAGGATGTGTACGGTGAGTTTGGCGGTGAAGAAGGCGCTCTTGTGTCTGAGTACCTTGCGGACGAGGCTGCTGCCAAAATAGACCAAAAGAGAAGAGACGATAAAAAAGATGATGCTTTTTTTGGTACAATTGACAGGGACGTTACTTCAGAAACGTTTGGACAACGAACTGGCGGTAGAGTGGGGGATCTTAGGGATCAAGTTGAGAAAGAAGCGAAAGCTCTTGATATCTCTGTAGAAGATTACTACAAGTTGCCTGTTTCCATGCGAGTAGGTATGGGTCTCTCCGATATTGGGGAAGTTTTTGACTCGTCTCAAGGAGAACTTTTTCAAAATCCAGATGATATAGATCCAAACAACCCAAGAAATTTAGGGGTCCTTGGGTCGGAAAATCTATCTGAATACTCTACTGCTGCAAAAAATTACATTGCAAGTATTACTCCAGATGAATTGGCGGTAGAACCTTTTGATCAGACGGGCGGTAAATATTATTCTGGATATGATGATTTAAATGGAGCTCTAAATACTTTAGATATTTCAAATGATACGAGCGACTACGAAATATTTGGCGACACAGGACAGGACATTTACTCAATCGGCGGGGTTGATTTAGGACCCGGTGGTCCAAGTGGACCGGGAGCAGGATCAAACATTGGCGATGGCGATGGCGGTGGCGGAGATATTACGGATCCCATTGTTACGGATCCCATTGTTACGGATCCCATTGTTAATGGGGATGGTGATGGTGTAATTGATGGCGGTGGAGGATCTGGAGTTACGTTTTCGGACCCTCTTTACAGTAGACCCTCTTCTAATTTTGGTTTAACCTTAGATGACGTATTGGTTCCAAGTACCGTGAACTACGGAACCGACCCACGGTTCGCGAACCTCGCACCAACATTTAAAGTAAGCCAAGCTGCTATGCCTTCTTTTGCGGGTTTGCCGATAACTCCTCCAGTAGAGGAAACGGCTTTGATGGCACAAGGCGGGATTGTTAGTCTTGCAGGGGGCGGTACTCCCAAAGGCGAGGGAATAACTCCCGATTTTATGATTGATTATTATAACAATTCTTTAATTCCAAGAGCTCTTGATGGCAATGAAGCTGCTAGAAAAGCTGTTTTAGAGGCTCACAGTAATTTTTCTAATTTTACATTACCTGAAGAACTTCTTTTAAAAATTAAATATGGTCGAGCTAATGGCGGAGTTGCCAGTTTAAGCGATACGGCTAGAAATATGTTTCGACCTATGGTAAGTTAGCCAAAAGGAGAGCTTTATGGCAGAAGAAAGAAAATCTGTAGGGAGCCTTATGGACAATAATGTCCCTGCGCAACTGGATGAAGAGGACCTTCGTGCGGAGATAGAGCTTGAATTGCCTATGTCGCAGGAGACGGAGGTGCTTGCGATAGCAGGTGGAGAGGCTCCAGAGATAGAAATTACCGCAGAGGAGGACGGAGGCGTTGTTATTGACTTCGATCCGAACGCTGACATGGGGGATGATACTGACTTTTATGGGAACCTAGCAGAGAATATGAGTGATTCTGAGTTAGGTCGCATAGCAGGGGAGCTTACGAGTGAATTTGATGCGAATAAGGCAAGCCGACAGGAGTGGGAGGACACCTATTCTAACGGTTTGGACCTTTTGGGTTTCAACTACGAAGAGCGAACACAGCCCTTTCGGGGTGCTTCGGGGGTCACGCACCCTCTATTAGCGGAAGCTGCCACACAATTTCAGGCACAGGCGTTCAATGAGCTTCTTCCTGCGGGCGGTCCTGTTAGAACAGCCGTCATGGGCGCCGAAACACAGGACAAAACACAGCAGGCACAGCGCGTAAAGCACTTTATGAACTACTACATTACGTCCGTGATGGAGGAATACACCCCAGAACTGGATCAAATGCTGTTTTATCTGCCTCTTGCAGGGAGTACCTTTAAGAAGGTGTACTTCGATGAGACCCTGAACCGCGCTGTAAGCAAGTTTGTCCCCGCAGAACAGCTTGTTGTACCCTATGAAACGTCCGATTTGGAGACTTGTCCCAACATTACGCAAGTGATTCGGATGTCTTTGAACGATTTACGCAAGAAACAGGTTGCAGGCTTCTATCTGGACATACCTGTTATACCCGCACAGGGCGATTACAGCAACGTTGAGACAGAAATGAACCGTTTAGAGGGGGTACAGAGCTCACAAATCGACTACGATTGTACGGTTTTAGAGGTTCATGCCGATTTAGACCTTGAAGGGTACGAAGATACGGACGAAGACGGTGAACCGACAGGAATAAAAATTCCATATGTTGTAACTATATCACAGGACAACGGTCAAATACTCTCTATTAGACGTAATTACCGCGAAGACAGCAAAGAAAAACAAAAAATTCAGTATTTTGTCCATTATAAGTTCCTTCCGGGCTTTGGTTTTTACGGATTAGGTCTTATACACACAATTGGCGGTCTTTCACGGACTGCTACGGCAGCACTGAGGCAGTTGATCGACGCAGGAACCTTGTCGAACCTCCCCGCAGGGTTCAAGGCCCGCGGTCTACGGATCAGGGACGATGACGATCCGCTTCAGCCGGGCGAGTTTCGAGACGTCGATGCCCCCGGTGGGGCTATCCGTGATAGCCTCATGCCCCTGCCGTTTAAAGGTCCCGATCAGACCTTATTTCAGCTATTGGGCTTTGTTCAGGACGCAGGACGACGCTTTGCTACTATAACGGATATGAAGGTCGGTGACGGCAATCAGCAAGCTGCCGTAGGCACAACCATAGCTATGTTGGAACAGGGCTCACGGGTCATGTCAGCGGTGCATAAACGGCTACATTACGCTATGCGGGTCGAGTTTAAGCTTCTTGCACAGGTTATGTCGGAGAGTTTACCGCCCGATTACCCGTATTCTGTCGAGGGCGTTGATGCGTCGATCAAGGCAGAGGACTTTGATGAGCGCGTTGACGTTGTTCCCGTTTCAAACCCTAACGCTTTTAGTCAGGCACAGAGAATTACTTTGGCTCAGACCAAAATGCAACTTGCAGCGCAGGCTCCAGAGATGCATAATATGTATGAAGTGTTTTATGATATGTATGAGTCGCTTGGGGTAAGGGACATTGACAGGATATTAAAGAATGTTCCGCAGGATGAGCCTATGCCCCTTGACCCTGCACAGGAGAATATAAATGTTTTGGATATGGCGAAGCTCAATGCTTTTGAAGGTCAAGACCATCAGTCGCACATTATGGCACACATGGTTTTTGGTTCGAGTCCAATGGTTTCTGGCAATCCTGCCATGGCGGTTGCGCTTCAAAAGCATATCATGGAGCACGTTCAAATACAGTCGAGAGAGCAGGCTATGCAAATGGCTCAACAACAGGGTGCTCAAGCCGATCCAGTCCAGTTGGAGGCGCTTACGGCGCAAATGATTGCGCAGGGTATGCAAAAAGTAAAAGAGCTTAGTGGTCAGCTTTCAGGAGCAGGCAAACCCGATCCGCTTGTGGAGCTCAAGAAGCAGGAACTTCAGATTAAGGCACAGTCCGAACAGTCGGATGCTCAGATTGATCAACAGAAAGTTGCCTTGGATCAACGTGGTCAGGATATAAGAAGCGATCAGTTTGATAAACGGCTTGAGTCTCAGGAAAAACAAACACAGGCTCGAATAAACGCAGGGCGTGAAAGAGAATTGTTGAAACTTCAAAATCAAAGGAGACAGTAATGTCAAAAGTTAAGATCGTAACAAACACGCCCGGCCCCGCGCCAAAGGCTAACGAGTACGCTGATATTCAGGGACATGGTCGCATACCTTACGGTAAAACAGCGCCTGCACCAATAGGCAATGATGAAAAAACGCAACAGCTTCGGGGTATGGGAAAAGCAAGAACATCCAAGAAATAAATTATAATCTACGGAGCAAAAAATGGTTGTCGCTGAAGTCCTCACGGGGCTTGCCTTACTTAACAAAAGTGTTGATTTCATAAAGACAAATTTGAACACAGCAAGAGATATAAGTGCTTTTGCGGAGTCCATTGGCAATATTCTGGATGCTGAAGATCAAATACAAAAAGGTCGTTCTAAAAAAGCCAAGATGGGTATTGCTGATCAATTTGGTTTAAAAACGGTAGCTTCAGAAATTATTGATGCCAAGATCGCTGCGGAAAAAAGGTATGAAATAAGTGTTGCGGTTGACATGAGGTTTGGTAATGGTACATGGAAATCCATTGTTGATGAACGGGCAAGACGTCTTCAGGAGGCGAAAGAACAAGCCAAAGAACGAGCAAGAATAGCAAAACAAAAACAAGAGGAGATTATGGAAGTTGTTGGTATAGTTTTGGTTATACTTGCTGTTTGTGGACTTGGTATGTTACTTTTTTACATTTTATCAAAAACGTGGTGATATGCTAGATAATCCTAAATTTCTTGTATTATTTACTATAATATGTTTTATTTATGCATACTTTTCGTCGTTGTATAGAACACCGCCCATGTGGTTACTTGTTAAATAGGAGATAATATGGCTCAAAAAAAACTGCAAAAAGGTTCTGCTTGGGAGCAATATGATCTGGATAAAGATGGTACCGTAAGTGATGGAGAACTGGCGATGGCCCAAAAGATGGAATCTTTAGAACATTCCAGAGCTATGCACGAAAACTTAGATCGAATGATGGACCAACAACGTTGGATTTGTTGGGTTTCCTCTATATCTTCAATCGGATTAATTTTAATTACACTTTTACCAATTATACCAGATTCAAGAATTGAAATGGTTACTGCTTTACTTTCTACTTATGTTATAGCAAATTTAGGTATTGTATCTGTTTTTATGGGAGCAACCGCTTATAGTAAAGGAAAGAACGGTAATGGTAATGGTGAAGTAAAATGACCCGTTATGCGTCACGACAGGATTATGAAGCTGCATTAGCAGACCCAAACAGTATCGAAAATCAAATGTTTGGTAATACATCTCCGACTCAGAGTTCACCTTTTGAAGGTTTGTCTGAAGATCTTTTTGCAAGATCCCAATATAATCAAGGCATAGGTTCTTTAAATTCCATTAAAAGATTATTATCTCCTATTTTAGAGAATATTGAACGGCAAAGTAAAATGGAATTTAGGGAAAAAATAGATCCATATGTTCAACAAGTAGAACAATT